TCACTGGTGGCCTATCATGTCTGGTGAGGTTCCCGTCCCAGACCATATACCGCGTGAGCAAGCAAGGATGCTAGTGAAGCCAGACAACTGGTCTTTCTATACGCAACCCGCTGCAATGATAGAAAAGCAAGACGATGATGGCGAGGTAGAAGACTACAAGTCCAACAAGCAAGCTGAGAACGCAAAGTATATGCGTAAAGATTACTACTCAAACTTAATTAGAGGTAAGACTAAGAGCTGGATAGATGTTTATGTAATGAACAAGCTGGGCTCAATCCAAGATGGAAAGCCAATCTATCAAATGTTTGCTCGAGATATGCACGTTGCTAAGGAAGAAGTGCCGATTGCTGCGGGACTGCCAGTTTATGTAGGCTTGGATTTTGGATTGACGCCAGCGGCTACAATCGGACAGAAGGTTAGGGGGCGATGGCTGGTACAAGCAGAGCTTGTTGCCTTTGATATGGGGATTGTGCGCTTTGCAGAGGTGCTTCGTGAAGAACTATCTACACGCTTTTCGGAGTGCTCAGAGGTATTCATCTATGGCGACCCAGCTGGGGACTTTCGCGCGCAAACTGACGAGTCAACACCCTTTCATATACTAAGAGGGGCCGGGTTGCGTGCGTTCCCCGCACCTTCTAACTCAGTTGACTTGCGCCTTGAATCTGTTGCTTCCCAGCTACAGAAAATGAGCGATGGTAAAGCAGCCTTCTTGATAGACCCCAGATGTCAGCAGCTAATTAAAGGCTTTGAGGGTGGCTATCAGTATAAACGCATGGAAGTTTCTGGTGAAAGGTATGCCGATAAGCCAGATAAGAATATGTATTCGCACATTCACGACGCACTACAGTACATGATGCTTGGTGCGGGTGAAGGTAGAGCCTTAATGAACAGCCAGAAGCCTGCGCAACCTACCGTTGCTGGTCGTTCTTTTGATGTATTCGCAAAAAAAAGACCACAGCGTAGGCAAGGTCTTTGGTCTAGGATGTAATTGTGCGTTGATCTTAATTTGATTTTGTGAATATGCAGGGATAAAGCAAAGGAGATTTTTCATGTGTGGAAGCAAGAAGGGCTCGCAACAAGCAGCTCAAAAAACAGCTGAAGAGCAAGCCAAGCAAGAGGCAGCAGCCGCAGAGGCAAAAGCAGCGGCACAAGCAGAAGCGGCAGCAAAGCAAGCGGCAGCAATCGAGGCAGCTAGAGCAGACGCCATAGCAACCTACAAGGCTGAGCAAGAAGCTAAGCGCCAAGCAGAAGCTGATAAGATTGTTAGCTCCGCAAATATTCGCAAAGATCGAATTGAAAAGTTTGGGTCAGTTTCCACAACAGGCCGTGCTTCTCGTCGATCTGGATCTCGCAGTCGCCGCAGTCTGATTACAGGACTTGGTGGTGGCATCGGTTATTATGATAGGTTTGCTAGCTAATGGATAATGTAGCGCAGAAGTACATGAAGCTGTACGACTCTGCAAAGGCAAAGCGTGAAAACTTTGTTCCTTTGTTTGATGAATGCTATGAGTATGCGCTACCCCAGCGCGAATCTTTTTATTATGAAGCCACTGGTCAACGTCGAGATGATAGAATCTTCGACGAAACAGCCGTGGTTGGCGTTCAAGAATTTGCGTCCAGATTGCAGTCTGGTCTCGTACCTAACTTTGCTAGGTGGGCAGATTTAACGGCGGGTTCTGAGATACCAAAGGATCAGCGCGATGTAGTTAACAATGATCTTGATGATGTAACTGATTACGTCTTTGAGGTGATACAGAACTCCAACTTCTCTCAAGAAGTGCATGAGTCCTTCATGGATCTAGCCGTAGGTACTGGCGTTCTTGTTTGTGAAGAAGGGGATGCTATAAATCCTGTTAGCTTTTCTGCAATTCCTTTGCCACATGTTGTTCTGGATACCGGGCCTGACGATAAAATTGACCATGTATTCCGTGAGCGGAAGAACATTAAGTTTGGTCAGATCATGGTTCTGTACCCAAAAGCTCAGATGCCACCCAACTTAATGAACCAAGTGCAGAACTCACCTGAGAAGACAACAACCATTCTTGAGATTGTTTGTCGTGATTACAGTAAGTTAAACGAAGAAGCCTACGTTAGCTACGCTATCTGCATGACAACTAAGTGTGTTGTGTACTCGAAAGAGATGAAGGGTATAGGTTCAAATCCGTTTATATGCTTTCGCTGGTCTAAGTGCGCTGGTGAAGTCTATGGCCGTGGCCCATTAATCAATGCCTTGTCTGCGATTAAGACTACTAATCTTACCATTGAGTTAATCCTTGAGAACGCACAGATGGCAATCTCTGGCATTTATCAGATGGAAGATGATGGTGTCATTAACCCTGATACGATTAATCTTGTACCGGGAACAATTATACCAAAAGCAATGGGTTCTTCTGGCTTGCAGCCGATACAAGCTGCGGGAAGTTTTGATGTAGCGCAGCTTATACTCTCAGATATGCGCCTTAATATTAAACGCGCTCTTTACAATGACATGCTTGGCAATCCAGATCGCACCCCTGCATCTGCTACAGAGGTTGCGGAGCGTATGGCGGATCTATCTCGCCGTGTTGGCTCTGCATTTGGTAGACTGCAAGCTGAGTTAGTACAGCCTGTACTGCAACGAGTAATCTATATCTTGAAAAAACAGGGGCGCATTGATCTACCGACTGTGAACGGCAGAGAGGTTAAAGTTCGCTCTGTTTCTCCACTAGCACAGGCTCAAGCCAACTCTGATATTACATCCATTTCTCGCTTTATGGAGCTTGCTCAATCTGCCTTTGGGCCAGAGATGACACAGGTTCTAGTTAACTCAGAAGAGGCTGCTGCATATCTTGCAAAAAAATTTGGTGTACCAGATAACTTGATTCGTGACGAATCAGAGCGTAAAGAAATAGTTGCAATGATGCAGCAAATGTCACAACAGCAACAAGCTGGAATGGGAGCTGCACCGCAACAGTTGGAGTAGCGCTTGGAAAAAGCAAAAGTTCACATGGGCGTCGATGGTATTCAGCGCCCATTGCAGCGGGATAGAGAGATTAGTCTTAATGTCGCTGAGGTATTCGGGAAGCCATCTGGTAAGGCAGTCCTGCAATACTTGAGGTCAATTACCATTGAAATGGTTAACGGCCCAAATGTATCAACAGAAGAGTTACGACACCTAGAGGGCCAGCGTTATATCGTTGGCCTCATTGAGTCTCGTATTAATCATTCGCATAAGGTGAAAAACGATGTCTGAACAAAGCACACTTCTCGAACAACCAACAGAAACCGAAGCGCAAGACGAAGCTCAAGTTGACGCTACGGAAGGAACGGAAGCACAGCCAGAGGCAGAGGCGCAATCAGAAGAGACTCTGCTTGCAGGTAAGTACAAAAGTGCAGAAGATTTAGAAAGCGCGTACAAAAGCCTTGAGTCTAAGATTGGCGAAAAGGAAGATGCTATTCGTGAGCGGCTTAAAGAAGAAATGAGCCAGCCCAAAGAGGGTGTGCCAGCTACATCTGGTGAGTATGAGTTGCCTGACTTTATTGATGAGGCAGAGGCGGTTGAAAGCGATGCACTTAAAAGCTGGGCAGATCATTGCCTTGAAAATGGGTACAATCAAGAAGAATTCCAGAAGGGCATTGAGCTTTACATGCAGTCAATGCCAGAAGAGCCGGACTTAGAAGAAGAGGCAAAGCATCTTGGTGATAATGCAAATGCTCGTATTGAAGCGGCATCTTTGTTTGCTAATAAGTTTTTTCCAGAAGACGCGATGTCAGCAATTGAGCGTATGTGCGAAGGAGCTGATGGTATCATTGCCCTTGAGGCAATCATGGCTGCAATGAAAGAGCCCTCAATGAACGTTGAAACTGGTACGGCTGACTCTCTTACAGAAGCATCACTAAACGAAATGATGCGAGATGAAAGATACTGGAACCCTCGAGTAAGAGATGACAACTACGTTAAGCAAGTACAGTCTGGGTTTAAGAAACTTTATGGATGATATAAAAATTATGCAGCGGGGTAAGTTTTATCTTACCCCATTGCAATACAGCCATATAGACGAGATTTGTTCCAACCTTCCACCCGAAGGTCTTCATGATATTAAAAGTCTTGGCTACGACACGCCCAAGGAAGCGCTGTCGGAGATGATGCAAATCTCTGAGTCGTATGTGGTTAAGAGCGATGGCGGGCCGATACTATGCGTAACAGGCTTAGCCTTTGATGTTACAATAGAATTGCCGCAGTTCTTCTGTATATTCACGAATGAGATAAAGAAAAACCTACGCCTTCTTATAATTGGATCGCGTATGATAATGGGGCTGTTCGATCAGACACACCCCCGTCTCTGCATGTCTATATTATCGGATTTTCCTATAATGCTTAACTGGGCGGCGTCTCTCGGCTTTGAGCCCGTTGGCACATCTGAGCACTATAATTCAAAATATATTGAGTTTGTGCGTTGCAATCCGATGGAAAAAGATGTTTCAGATAAATTATCAAGGCCCGTAATGCACTGAGAAGCCCGAAAGGATACCTTCGTTGAGGATGTTAAGCGGATACCCAAGATGCAAACCCGATAAACTTTAACAAGGACTGTTCAAATGGCTAACACAATTGACGTAGCATTTATCAAGCAGTTTGAAACCGATGTGCATCTTGCTTATCAGCGCATGGGTTCCAAGCTCCGCAATACAATTCGTACCACAAACACCTCTGCTTCTGTATCTCGCTTTCAGAAGATTGGCACAGGTGCGGCATCAACTAAATCGCGTAACGGCAACGTAACTACTATGGAGCTGGCGCACACAACTGTTGAAGCAACAATGGCTGACTTCTACGCAGCTGAGTACATCGACAAGTTGGACGAGCTGAAGATGAACATCAACGAGCGTCAAGCTGTTGCTGAGTCTGCTGCTTCTGCACTTGGTCGCAAGACTGATGAAATCATTGCTACTGCAATGGATGCTGGTGCAAACTCAACTCAAATTGCTGATACAAGTGGCGCACTTGGCAAAGCTGACTTGCTAACTTTGTTTGAAACTTTTGGCACAGCAGACATTCCAGAAGATGGCAATCGCTATCTTGCTATGTCCCCAGCTGGTTTTGCTGACTTGTTTAACATTAACGAGTTCGCTTCATCTGACTACGTTGGCCCACAGCAGCTTCCGTTTGCTGGCGGCATGACAATGAAAGAGTTCTTGGGCTTCAAGATCTTCTCAACGTCTGCTGTAGCTGGTGGCAAAAACTTTGCTTACCACACGCGCGCCATCGGTCTGGGTGTTAACGCTGACGTTAAGACAGAAGTTAACTATGTTCCTGAGAAAGTCGCGCACCTTGCAACATCAATGATGTCTATGGGTGCTGTTGTTATCGACGATAACGGCGTCTACGAAGTTCTCGACAACAACTAAGTTGATTGGGGGGAGGAAACTTCCCCCTTTCTTTCCGTTTGGAGGATTTACATGGCTGTCCTAAGTACCTCGGCTAACACCCCAATTGACGTATCTAGTCGCGCTCTCATCTTAATTGGTGCAGAGCCTATTACTTCTTTTGAGGATGGAACAAGCGAGGCGCTAATTGCGGCTAATATGTATGAGGACATAGCTCGTTCTGCATTAGTAAACTGCCGTTGGCGCTTTGCTACGAACCAATCAGTTCTTAATCGTTTATCTGATTCACCTACTGGTAGATATACCGCTGCGTATCAAATACCTTCAGACTCGTTAATGCTTCACGCTGTTACTGTTAATGACTTTAACATTGAGTATCAGACTTACGGCGACAAGATATTCTGCGATACGAGTGACACCTCAGAGGTAGTTCTCGATTATACATTTAGAGCAAGCGAACAGGATTGGCCCTCATATTTTGTGATAGCAGTTCAGTTTGAGTTGGCCTCCGTGTTTGCTTCTTCTCTAGCTCAAGACGCTAGCTTGGCACAGTTAATGGGTCAGCAGGCTCAACTAACAATGATGCGAGCGCGTACACTAGACTCACAGCAGCAGACAACGCGCAAGCTATCAACATCAAGGTTTATTGCTGAAAGGCGCAGTTAATGCAGAAGGTACGGGTTCCAGTAACAAACTTCTCTTACGGGGAAGTTAGCCCTTCTTTGTACTCTCGCACCGACTCTGCGGTTTACACGGGATCAGCGCAGCGCATTGAGAACTTCTTTCTTCGAGCAGAAGGTGGGGTCATTAAGCGTGCCGGACTTCGCAGCATTTATCAAAACGATATTGTTCTTAACAGCTCTAAGACACAGCAGTCACGTTTGCTGCCTTTTATATTCTCTGATGATGAACGCTATATTGTTTCTCTTGAGCACCAGAAGCTGAAGTTCTTCTTCATTGATCCTCTTACTGGCGTCTTGAGTTTAGTAAACACAATAACTCAAGACATTAATGGGAACACTTTAAAATTTACTGACACGTTCTTGCATGAGTTTACGTTTGCTCAGGCTGGCGATGTTATGTTTATTTGCCATCCAACCTTCATTCCGCAGCAGATTGTACGTTTATCTTTAAGCTCATTTCAAGTTGAGCCGTTTGTGTTTGATGCTAGGTCTGACTTAACAAAGATATACCAGCCTTATTATAACTTTCATCGTCAAGGAACTACGCTAGCAGTCTCCGCCACTCAGGGTAATGGCGTTACTTTAACTACATCTGATCCTTACTTTGCCACAAACGGCGACCATGATGGTGTTACGCTTCGTTATCATGGGGCTGAAATCGAAATAACTTCTGTTCAAAGCACGACTCAAGCTACTGGTAATATCTTTGATACGCTAACCGTTAGGCTCCCAGTAAATTCTTTTAGCACTACAGAAGGCGAGGCTGACATAGAAGTTACTATGGTCAAGCACGGCTTGTCTGTTAATGACTCGCTGACAGTCTCACACGCTGGTGCTGTTGGCGGTATTGGAAACAATCAAATCAATGGCACTCGAACAGTTATTGAAATTGTTGATGACGATAAGTTTGTTATGACGGCTGGGTCAAATGCTAACTCTTCTGAAATCGGCGGTGGTTCCCCAAAGATTACAACAAGCGCAGCAACAACCTCATGGGAAGAGCAGTCTTATTCTGTGCTTAGAGGCTATCCGGGCGCTGTCACCTTTCATCAAAACCGTTTAGTTTTCGGTGGCACCCTGTCTCAACCAGATTCAATTTGGTTTAGCAAAAGCTCAGAGTATTATAACTTTGATGTTGGTACTGCAAAAGATGATGAATCAATCCACGTTACCGCAAGCGTTGGTGAGATCAACCAAATCCGTCACATAGTTTCCAACCGTGACTTGCAGGTCTTTACGGCTACGTCAGAAATGTATGTGCCGTCATTTAGTAATCAGCCGATTACGCCAACAAACATTATTGTGCGTAGGCAAACGCCATTTGGTTGTGACTTTGTTCGGCCTCAAGCATTAGATGGTGCCACATTGTTTGTGCAAAAAGGTGGAGCAATTGTACGAGAGTATGTATTTGCCGATAGTGAAGCTGCTTACGTTGCTAGCCCTATATCGCTTATTTCTTCCCACTTAATTAAAACGCCTATTGAAATGAACACTATGTATGGAGCAATGAGCCGCTCCGAAAGCTATGTGTTTGTTGTCAATTACTATGGAACTATCTCAGTCTTTAACTCTAACCGTGGAGAAGACAGAGCGGGATGGACTGAGTTTACTACTCAAGGATACTTCAACTCGACTGTAACTATTGATGACCGTGTTTTTGCCAGCATTATATACGATCAGGGCGATGGCACTCAGAAGTTTGCCTTATGTGAATTTGATGAAGCCTATAACACTGATGTGTCTGGCATCTACAATGGCTCCGCTGGTGTATTCGATGTGTCTGACTTCTATGCTGATGGTGCAGTTCTTAATGTTATTGATGGCAATAACTATGTTGGAGAGTTTACCGTTGCTAACGGTGAAATAGATGTGTCAGCAATTGACCCTACGTTAAGTCAAGCTGAAATTGGTATGAAGTTTGACGTTACGTTAACTACAAATCCATTAGACATTGCAACAGGGGCTGGGCCTGTAACTGGTACTCCTCGTAGAGTAGGTAGTGTGGTCGTTGATCTTCACGACACCTTGTCGGCTACAGTAAATGGTGCAAATCTAGTTCTAAGAAACGTAACTGACGATCTCTCACTTCAAGTCAACTCGTTCACTGGGAAGAAAGAGTTCCGTCTAATGGGTTACAGTAGAGACCCACAGATTACAGTTACACAATCTGCCCCGCTTGCACTGCAAGTTAACGGCATAGTAGCGGAGTTAACTTTCTAATGGACCCAATGACAGCATTACAAATTGGTTCTACCTTTTTGGGGATTATGGGATCAAACAAAGCCGCTAATGCTGAAGCTCTTAGGGCTCAACAGCAAGCGCGTCAAATGGAAATTGACCGTAAGTTAGCAGAGGCTCAAGCCCTTGAAGCTCAAAATCTACGCATTTCTGAATACAACTCAGCAAGATCATCAAACAATGCTCAGTTTTCTTTTCAGCTTGGGGGCGGTGAAAGCTCTAGTCTTGCAGCATTTGAGAAGTTTCAACGAGAAACTATGTCAGCCGATGTGGCTTCTAGCCAAAGGCTTGCTGGGATAGAAGGCTCTAGCAGAAGTGTTGCTGCAATGATTGAGCGCCAGCGTGGCGTTAGTGCAAAGTCTGTTGCTACAATAAACAATATGTCTCGACTCTTTGAGCTTGGGTCTGATCTTTCTAAAACCTATGTGCCAAAGACCTACACGCCAACAAAAGATTAAGGTGTAAACTATGCCAGTAATACGCGAAACACGCAAAATATTTACTCAGCCCATTGGTGTTCGCAGCTTTGACACTGGTGAACAGAATGTTGGCCGCGCTATATCAAACTTTGCCGACAAAGCTGGGCAAGAGTTTTATCAACGCGCTCAAGTAAATGCTGAAAAGTTTGGAAGTGAAGCTGCTCAGTCTATTCAAACAGAAGACTTAAAGGTCTTTGACTCGGCAACTGGTAAGCCAGAAGTTCTGTCTAGCATGGAAGGCATGGGTAGCATTGCTGCTTCTGCATTTGAGCAAGTGGTTGAGCGCCGCTTCGTTGACTCTGTTGATAAGGACATACGCCTCAAATCAGCAGAGCTTGCAAGCAAATATGAAGACCCCGTTCAGTATCAAAACATGTTCGAGTCTTATCTTGGCTCTATGGCTAAGGGCGCTGATGATCGCTTTAAGAATGTCATCATGGACTCTGGCTCTTATGTTATGAAGTCTACTAAAATCCAGCTTGCCGATGCTGCTAGAACTAAGGCTAGAGCTGCTGCTGCACAAAACGTAGCCACGACTAACGATGAATTCTCTGAAGTAATCTATGACACAGCGGCGTCAGGCCAGCTTGAGGCTTCTGTTGTAATGATAGAAGAGCGCATCACAGCCTCTGTGGAGGCCGAGAAGGCAGAGCTTTACAAGCCGGGGTACTCGAGAACAGTAAGGTCTACTCTGGGCGCACAGGCTATGTCTGGGGCTCTCCAAGTGGCTATGCAGAATTCTACTCCAGTACAGCAAGCGGCGATGCAGGCCTACATTGGCAGTCAGGGCTTAATTGGAGCGGATGATATGTCACAAGCGCAAAGAGAAGCGCTTGAGCCGTTTATCGGATACGTTGATAGAAACAACACTAGAGCCATTCTTTCTGAAGCCAATGTCATATCTTCTAACTTGAACGCAATCACTGCTGAAAAGGCTAGTGAGAGAGCTGAGAGATATAAGCAAGCGGCATTAGAGTTTGGCCGTGATTATAATGTAACTGAGATTATGCCAAGTCGAGCTACTGCTGCAATGAACTCAAGAAATGCTTGGGAATCTCGTGAGCAAGCTTCTGTTATTGGCTCAATTAATGCTGCAAATGATGCCTATCAAAAAAGCCTACGACAAATTAACTTTCAACAGCAGCAGGGTCTTGGCGCTGAAGCGTCAAACGCTCTAAGGCAAGACTCAAGACGCGCTGGTCTTGATGCAGCTATTATCGGCATGGCAAGTGATGGCAACATTGATGCCTTGAAGAAAGCATTAGTTACTGGCGATCCTCAAGACATCGCTAGATTAAGCACATTGCAGCAAGCTGCTTTAATTACGCTGCAAGACTCCATGCTTTATGATCCAGCTGAAGATCGTAATTATGTAGGTACGTTATTGAGCGGCACTCAAAATCAAGTTCAAGATAGAATTGATCGAGAAATAAGAAACGCAAATCTTTTTACTCAAGTTTCGAATGAATCGACTAGGTTCCTAAACGGAGTTTACGATTCAGAGGCTGTTGCTGAAGCAGAGGCTCTCGCCGCAGCTGCGCTTGCAAATGGTGATATTACCGCAAAGGAATACGATTCCTTATCTGGTGGTCTGCGTTCTGCTGCTGGCAAAGGTATTGCCAACATTGTTTCCGCAAATATGAGTTCGTTTGATATGAACGCTCTTGCAAGCTATGTTAGTAGCGGTGGCCAAGAAATTCTTGGTACAAGCGTTGCTGTAGCAAAGGCTGGCAATCTAATACTTGGAACTGTTCCTGAGGACAAGCGAAGCTCTGTAGTTAATCATATTAACTCTGTTAGGGAAAAGGTTAGCCGCAAAGAAGCAGAAATTTTAGAAGCTCAAAAAAAGTTTAATAACACAAACAGAATTCTAGCAGGCGGCGGTAACGTAG